CAAGAGCAATTAACCTACGCTCATTTCCAATAAATTACACTCTTTTCGTAACTTCATCGCTGCAAAGTTATGGAAAATATGTATATTTTGTGCAATAATATTCCTGTAATATATAAAAATAGCTCCCTAGTTCGTCCGCCGACGAGGGAGCTATCAACACAAAAACTAAACTAGACACATTTTTGGAAATCTAGTTGTATATTCTGTATATCAATTATATAGTCCTGCTTTTTTTTATGGTTCGACCATAATTCGACCATTTGATGTTTTATGTATTATCAAGATTTTTGAGTTTCATGTTTTATATTACTTTAAATATTATATTTGCGCATCACTAAAATTGATTATCGTATGTTCAAAAGAATAAAGCCTATTTCAAAAGCCTCCTTGGAAGGAATCGTTTATCAAATAAGATACCTTACAGGCGAAAAAAATGTTACTGATGAAGCACTTGTTTGGCATTTGCAAAGGATCTTATCCGAAAAAGGAATTCCTGTCGACTATATTTCTTCTCCCAAACCATGGGAATGGAAGAAGAGAATATGATTACTTTTTTCCACATTTTCTTTGAACAGAACTGTATTTTAAGAAAGTAATGCAGCCTTGCTTAAATTATATATGTTTATAACTATATCCTTCATGGACCATATAGAATATAATAGAAGGTAAAGTAACAAGAATGATGCTGTATTATTAACATAATCGCTATATAAAAATTGGATGTTTAGACTATGTATATATTTAAATATAATACTAAAAAAAATACCAATAAACATAATAATCATACATACTACAAATGAGGAATTTAGTCCAGAGAGTAGTTTTATTCCTTCATCATCTTTTAAATCATTTAGTAGATTAGAGCAATATATAGATAATAAAATGGCATATGCAGCTAATACGAGTGAGACAATGGTAGGGATAATTCCAATACATAAGTCTATGATTGTACTTAATGACTTATATGATGGGATATCACTAAAGTTACCTATAATAATCATCGAAATAGAGAGAAGTATTGGTACTAAAGAATCTTTTAAAATATCTTTACTAGTATATACTTTAAAAATACTTCTCCATCCAAATTCATCTTTAGCATTCATGATTCTAGTTATTGATTATGCCCAAATATACTACATAATTCTGTGTATATCTTATTAAAATAATTTTTTTCTGTATCTTTAATTTCTATTCTCATAGGATAATCTTTTGTATCAATCTTGATCGGTTTTCCATTTTCTTTTTCTTGTACTCTAGCTATCATTGTACCGTTACTACGTGACATGTTGACTATTGCTTCGATTATTCCATCTTCTTCTTTTTTAAGAGGTTCTTCGTCTGTTCCTTCCATTTTGAATTTAACATTTCTTGGTCTTGCATCTTTTATTTTTTTGTCAAACTTTGCAATAAATCCTTCTGTAAAATCTTTATTTGAAAAAGTTATATCTGCATCAATTAAAAATATTTTATGTGCGTTTAAAACTCTTGTGATGATATCTCTACTTTTCTCTATATTAATATCAACAGCTCCATTACTAGCTGTTTCTGCAAAACTATGGGTAAGATATTTCATCACTTGATTTATACCGATTTTAGAGCTTATGCTGACTATTAATCGGTGCACTTTAGGGATAAAATATAGCTCTACCTCTTTTAGGTTAGCAACAATATCAGGATTAATGTCAATCTTTACCTGTGTTTTCGTTTTTTTATCATAAAAAGCATCTGGATTAAGAATATCATATGAAATTAATTTGATTAATAGCATTCTTGGGGTACCGTCATCCTCTAAATATTCGCTTTTAAGAAGCTGTTTTATACTGATATATCTATTACTATGTAATAATATGAGGGGATCTTTAGCATATAGTTGCTCAAATAATTTAACATATTTTTGTGGCGTTTGTTCGTATCTAGACTTGATGTTTATAACATACATTTTTCCGCCAATGATTCTTTTACTTTCTTTTGTCTGCTCCATAATATTGATTATTTATATGTGATTATTCAGTATTTTTAGAGTTCTAAAGGTATGCTAAGAACTGCTGTTTTTGATAATGATGAGGTTTATTTTATTAATTTACAATGCAAATGAAACTAATGTGATTTTCTTCATTTAGTATTTATTTCTTTTTCTTTTCCAGTGACCGTTTACATAGGTTCCATCCTTTTTTGTATATCCATTGACCCATTTATCCGGCCTATTAGTTTGGCTTGAATCAGACATTATGTTATAGTATAGTGCAATAAGAATCAAGCTTATAATAACTGTTGTTATTGGATAGTTAAACAGTACTATAAAGTAAGTGATTACAAATGCTATTTTGAGTACTATAGTATAATATGTCCTTTTCATGGCTTATCCTACATTTCTTTCATTCTTCAACATAGCCAATTCACCCTTTAATTTTTGGTTTTCTTCCAAAAGCCGTTGGGTAAGCACTGTCTTTTCATTGATTTCATCCTGCAAATTGGCTATGGTATATACTATACTTTTCAATTTCTCCATTCCTGGTTCTGTTTCTTCTTTTTGAAGAAGCATGGAGCCTTTTCCTCTTAACAGCCATTCTGCGGATATTTCTTGGTAGTTATCCAATATTGTATTAATAGTTGAGGCACTAACCTCACTTACCCCTCCTAATTGTCTACTCAATGTGTTTTGTTTAATACCACATTTGAGGGCAAATGCCCTATCAGATAGCCCCGAATAGGCTATAACTTCTTTAATTCTATCAATCATAAAATTTACTATAAAGTTAATATATCCAAATATGGATAATAAAATAGGTTTTTGGATTTGAAATTATCCATATTCGGATTACATTTGCATCATCAATCAATCAATACTCCAAAAGTATAAAAAATGATTGATAAAACAAATGTGAAACTCAATAAATGTGACAGACATGAAAAGATTTGATTTATCCGAAATAATGAGAAATGCTCATAGAACCTATAAGTATTCAGGCAAGAAGCAGGGAAAAACTTTTGGAGAGGTTCTGAAAGCTACCTGGAGACTTGCTAAACTTCAAGAAAATTTCTCACAGGAAGCCATGAAAGCAAGAACGGATAAATTCTTATCAGAAAGAAACGAGGTAATGAGTAAAGCGGCTAAAGCTACAAGGCATGAGGGGTACAATAATCTTAATATACCTACTTCCGCTTACTACAATTCAAATAGTACACATTACGGTGCACATTATGTCGGAGATTAATCAATTTATACAATAATCATGGAAGAGCAAAAGAAATCACGTGAGCAGATTCTTGAAGAACAAGTAGAGGAACTGAAGAAAGAGAACGAACAGCTAAAAAAAGAAAGAGCTATGTATGAGGATTGGTGGAGAAAAGCGGATGCTAAGAACTGCGAACTGGCGGAGAATGTCAAATCCATTTCTACAATAGCTAACTTGATTTGCACCGCTGCTAAATCATAACCCTCACTAAAGTCAAACCAAACCGCCGGTTATCCGGTACCCAGTCCGGTCTTTGAGCCTGCCCTTGAAGGGAGACTGGGAACAACAGAGAAGAGTTCTTTGACATATTGGTAAAATGGTGTTTTGGAAGCCGACACGTGCCGAAAGGGATTACTGATGTAGGCAGACTTCCCAACGATATAATGCTGTGGTTAATGGTCAAACCGTATCGTTGTAAAACTAAATCAGTTAGACGTTTGTCGGCAAATCGAGGTATTTGCTTTATGTATATAAAGGTGATGTAGCTCAGGCAGGTTAGAGCACATGTTTTTACATGAGGTCGGCGGTTCGAATCCGCTCGTCACTTCAATGTTTAATTGACGTTACAACTGCGTGTGTATCTTATAAATTGCATAGGCTGTTAAACTAATAATAAAAAATAGAAATGAAATGTAGGAAATTGACTCACAAATAGCGAAGAATTTATTGCGTGGTACGGCTGGCGTTACGGTCATTTTGGAATTGTATAAGCTATAGAGGATATATTCTTCTACCCGTTTTTGAGCGTTGCGTATCATCACGTTGCTCATTGCTCGATTCTCGTATATGGTTATACACGAAAAAAGGATGGATAGTGCGTTTGAACATATTACTACCAATAGTAAAATTCGACTGCAAGCGTTGTTGGTTGAAAGATTGCTTAAAGAAACAAGTACAGCAAAAGTAGCGGATGCAACAGTCAATAGAGTGCTTTGGAGTCTGAAAGTCCATTCGATTTTTTTCTCTAAAGTTTCTTTGTAGTATGAAACTACTTTTTCTTCATTATTCATATTTTCTTGTTTTTTTGATTTGACACTTCAAAAATAAGAAAATCCCCTGTTCCTTTTTTATTAGCGAATAATCTTGGAACGGGGGAAATTTATTAATCAATTAATATTAAGCGTATTATTATGAAGAATTACATAACTCTAATTGTGATGTTCATCATCGGTCTATTTGTTGGAAATAGAATATTTAATCATGTAAATGCGTGGATAGGTGTGGGTGTAATCTTGTTCACGATATTTTTTGTCACATATAAATTAATAAAAGCACTGAAAAATGAGAAGAAACATTGATTGTCTGTTTTTGGCATTGATTGCCATTATTTTATTTGCATCGTGTAAAAGAGTTGCTCCTAATTATGCTGGTGTGCTCATGGAGAATTACGGTAAACAGGGGAAAGATGATTTTAAGGTAGTTTCGGGCAAAGTATCTACATGGGAATGGGGGACGGAGCTATTTCAAGTTCCTTTGTTTGACCAACGTGGAGAATTCGCAGAGCCAGTAACATTAAAGGCTGCTGACAATACGGAGTTTACAGCACGTCCGACTTATTCCTATAAGGTGATGAAAAATAGGGCTATTGATATTGTATTTGACAATAAGCATATTGATAAAGCCGATACTCCATCAGGAAAGGATGGCTTTATGCAATCGTTGGAAGATAATATCTTGGAACCTCGTATTTATGACCTTATTAAGGAGGAAAGCCGAAAGCATAAGACTGATAGCCTGATGGCGGATGGTGGTTCGTTAGTTTTTGAAAAGAGACTGGAGCAAATAGTAGATAAAGAGTTTGATAAACGAGGATTACAATTACTTACTTTTTCTGCACAGTTGGAGTTTTCAAGAGCTGTTCGTGATAAGATTGATAGTCGCAATGAAGTAAATACCAACATATCTGTTCTCGATCAGAAAATTGAAGAGCAGAAGAAACAAAATGAATTGGAACGATTGAAAACGGAACAGGCTCTTATTACATCGAAAGGGTTGACTAAAGAAATCCTGTATAAGCAGTTTATTGATAAATGGGATGGAAAAACACCGCTCTATGGTATTGCTCCTGATTTTCTGAAAATAACTCAATAATGAAATTCCCTATGTTACTTAATTTTTGATTATACACCCCAAAGTTAAGTAAATCCTCCGAATAAAGCGTGATGCTGCCGATCGAATTGGTTCGGGGGAGCTTTTATTTTAAAATTAATCAGTATGGAAAAAGAAAAGAGTATTATGTGCATTCTCCGTGAAATGGAGATTGATGACAAAAAAGACTTTCCCATTTCCAAAAGGGCGTATCTTTTGAATCTGACTTCTTACAGGCTAAAGGAGAAGGAGCCTGATAAAAAATGGGGTATTAAGTCTGATAGGAACAGCGGTATTGTCACGGTCACACGAGTTGAGTAAGTAATTAAAGCTTATGGAAACTATTAGAGGTGAAATGGCTGAAATATTGTTAGATAATATTCTCCGTCTGTTTTCTACAGAGACATTTGGAAAAGATAAGTCTGCATATTACGTAGGTGGGGAAAAGAAATTGATGAATCTTATAGAAGCGGGTAAGATTGAAAGTGATAAGCCCACTAATGTCCAAAACGGCAAGTGGCATTGTAATGCTGCTCAAGTATTACTGCATTGCCGATGTTCGAGAAAGAAAGTCAAACCTAAAAAACGGAAGAGATGAAAAAAATAAAATTCATTCATAATATTTTTACACTAGTTGCCATATTAGTAGCTATGTATATAGGTGGAGGAATCGAAGCTACGAGAAGTGATATCGCCTGGTCATATCTTATATTCTTCGTAGTCGTTGTACTATTGGCTGCGAGATTTATTTATGAAGATGGGAAACAAAATAAAGATAGCCTGTGAAGGTCTGCATTGCTTAATTTTAGTATTTGTCATGTTTATTTAGCCCGGTTCGCCGGGCATCTGCCGGGATAGCCCAGTTGGTTAGAGCGCATGTTTCTACATGAGGTCAGCGGTTCGAATCCGTTTCCCGGCTCAACTCAATCAGAGTTAAGTAACCCGTGAGGGGGAAAATTATGTTTGTATCAATAACAATCAATCAATGTAGCCAGAATCGTCTGGCTACGAACTGAAGGAATGGCGGAATTGGTAGACGCAAGTATGCAGATAGATTGAAGAAAGTCATACATAGGTAATCTATCATCCCGGTTCGAGTCCGGGTTCCTTCACAGAGAATTTTTCTTTTTATGTTTAACTAATGTTGCCAGCGAAAAGGACGCTGTAGGGTTAAAGCCCCTGTTATTTGAGTTTTAATTGTTCTATACCATTCCGGTGTGCTTTGAACGGCTATCCGGAAGCAAGAAGCTCGTGAGAGTGCTATTTTATAGTTAATGTCGTGTTTTATTTTGTGTTTGTGTTCTAAGTGAATGGTTCGTGAGAATAGTTCACTTTAAACGGATGGCTGGTGTAATTGGCAGCATACGCAGATATGCGTGATGTGGGTTCGATCCCCACGCCATTCACCCTTCTGATCCTAATTAAATTATAGTAGTTCATGAGTTTTGTTTTGTGTTTGTGATTGGGGTGTATGGTCTGTGAAGATAGTGCACCTTTTTAATTAATCGGGCGGATATGTATATCGTTGGTTGAAACTGCGGTGAGGTGCACCAATATTCCGTGAGACCGGTTCGACTCCGGTTCCGTCCACTAGCATTTACATTATGTATAAATCAGGGAGCCGTACACCCTTCAAGCGTAGCCGTTCCATAAGGTACATTGGATTATTCTTATTTTTTTGCCTGTACGATATTGTACAGGCAGTTTTTACTACCTGAAAATGGCGTTAAAATGGCGAAGTTTCTGTTTGTTAAACTTGTCAATAACGATTACCTTTACTGATGTAATAAACTAAAAGTCAAACCATTAAATTAGAATTATGACAGCGAGAAAAAACACTGTATCAACGGTTCAGAATGAAGAGAAGAAGAAAAACTCTATCAGACCGCTTCTAGCTTCTGAAATTGAATGTAGAGTTGGTACTATGAAACCGGACGGTTCGGGCTGCTCCTTGCTATTATACAAGGATGCTCGAGTAGACATGAGAATACTTGATGAAGTGTTCGGAGAGATGAACTGGAAACGGCACCATGATGTCGTTAATGGGAATCTATTCTGTACGTTGTCCATTTGGGATAATGAAAAGAAGGAATGGGTGAGTAAACAGGATGTTGGGACAGAATCCAGTACAGAAAAAGAGAAAGGGCAGGCTTCGGATGCCTTTAAACGTGCAGGATTTAACTGGGGAATTGGGCGTGAACTTTATACGGGTCCTTTCATTTGGATTCCACTTGAGAAAAATGAAATATATCAGAGCGAAACAGGTTCTCCTGCTCTATACACCAAATTCAGTGTAAAAGAGATTGGTTATAACGAGCAAAAGGAGATTATTTTACTTGTTATTGTGGACAATAAAAACCGCGTTCGTTTTGCTTATGGTAATACAAAGGAAAAAGTATATGCTCCCAATGTTTCTGCTTCAAACGCTTCGGGCAAAGTATATACTGGTGTAGACCTGGATCGTGCAATTAAACAAATGACTGGTGTTAAAAGCCGCGAAGAGCTTGAGAGAGTTTGGGCTGAACATCCCGAACTTCACAATAATAAGGAGTTCAGAAACATAACTATTGACATGCAGAAAACGTATCCTCCTAGAAATTGATAATAATGATAGAATTAGTGAAATCCAGTGTGGTTTTCAATGAGGAAAACCACACTTATATGCTCGGTGAAAAACAGTTGCAAGGTATAACCGGTATGATTAGCCGGCAGTTGTTCCCTGACAAATATAAAGATGTCCCCGATTTTGTATTGAAGAGAGCTGCAGAGAAGGGTAGCCTTATTCATGCTCAATGCCAGTTTGCTGATGTAACAGGCTTACCTCCTGAAAGTATTGAAGCAGAGAATTATATCAGAATGAGGGTAAATGCCGGATATAAGGCGCTTGCCAATGAATATACCGTTTCTGATAACGAATACTTTGCATCGAATATAGATTGTGTTTGGGAGAAAGCCGGTAGAATTAGTCTTGTTGACATCAAAACTACCCTTCATCTTGATAAGGAGTATTTAAGTTGGCAGTTGTCAATCTATGCTTATTTCTTTGAACTTCAAAATCCATTACTCAAAGTTGATAAATTGTTTAGCACTTGGTTGCGTGGTAATAAACATGAATTTGTTGAAATTAGCCGTAAGTCTGATAAAGAAGTCAAGAAGTTAATGGAATGCGAGAAGAAGGGTGAGCAATATCTATCCAATCTTTCCGTTCCTGCCCCTGATGATGACAAGTTACTTATTCCAATGCAGCTTGTAAATACTATAATCGGGATTGAGGAAGAACTTGCAGATCTAACCAAGATTCAGAAAGATTATAAGGCAAAATTGAAAACTGCTATGCGTGAGAATGGTGTCAAGTCATGGGATGCCGGAAGATTGCGAGTTAGTTATACACCCGCTTCTACGAGTGACAATTTTGATACTAAAAAGTTTCAGGCTGACTATCCGGAATTATATTCTAAGTATATCAAAACAGTTCCTAAAGCTGATAGTATCCGTGTAACAATAAGGGAGGATAAATCATGAGTTTAAATAAATTGATGCTTATCGGGCATGTTGGCAAAGACCCCGATATTAGAATTTTGGAAGCTGGTTCTAAAGTGGCCACTTTCTCCTTTGCCACCACTGAAAAAGGTTATACCCTTGCCAATGGAACACAGGTTCCTGAAAGAACTGAATGGCATAATGTTGTTGTTTGGCGTGGTCTTGCCGATGTTGTTGAGAAGTATGTCCATAAGGGAGACAAGTTGTATCTGGAAGGAAAGATAAGAACTCGGAGTTATGATGATAGCAGAGGAATTAAACGGTATATTACAGAACTTTTTGTTGATAATATGGAGATGCTTTCTGTTAAGCCTCAACAAGCGCCACCACCGCCACCTCTTCCGGAACACACCAATAATCAGACTCGAAGTGCGGTGAATGAGTGCCCGCCACCGCCACCACCGACCAAGGACGATTTGCCATTCTGATAGGTTATGGAAGCAACATTGACGAAGAAAGATGGCAAAATCCAAATGGATAAGTCTTTCGAGTTCATGTGCAGCACACTTCGTAATGGAGAATACACTGTAACCATTAAGAAAAAAACACAGCCGAGAACATTAAATCAAAATGCTCTCATGTGGAAATGGTTTCAGTGTATTGGTGCCTGTTTGCGTGAATACACAGGTGAAGAGTATTGGAGCACTGCTGCTGGAGTTCAGGATATACATGACTTGTATTGTAAGAAGTTTCTTGTGAAACAGGTTCATGTGAATGGCAAAGTGGAAACTATTGTGCGAGGAACAAGTAAACTTAATACTTTAGAGATGCATAATTTCATGGAAAGCGTGAAAATAGATGCGGCCACCGAGTTTGGTATTACACTTCCGTTGCCTGAAGACCAGCATTACTTAGATTTTATTCATGAGTACCAAAACCGGTACTAATTAATCCTTTTATAATTTATGATTGCAAATTTGAGAAACTACGAACCCGAGACAATCGAGTTTGTAGTTCCCGATTCTATTCGGGAAAAATTTCCCCCTGTTTTATTTCAGGGTTCTACGAATGTAGATGAATTGATAAAGTTGGTGAATGAGCATTTCAATGCTACATTCCCTGAAAGTGAGGTGACACAACGTTTACTGGATGAATTTGAGATTTCCGAAATTCGTGAAGAGTATTGCATCAAGCAAGAGAATGAGGTCCCCAAACGCGAACGTGAATTGTTGGAAGCCATTGAACGTGCGAAGAAAATTAAGAGTGATGCTCAAGACAGGTTAGCTTCTATTAAGACTGAAATTAAAGACCTGGCTGCCGAGGTCAAAAAGGGGACGAGGGAGTATCATCTTTCAAGTAAGAATACGATCCGGTTTGCTCTTGATGGATATTTCCTGTATTATTCATGGGTGAACGGTGAGTTTAAGCTTGTGAAAGCTGAAAAAATTCCTGATTGGGACAAACGTTCTCTTTGGGCACAGGAAGATCGAAACAGAAAAGCGATGCTTGATTTGTTTGGTATTGAATATCCTGAAGTAGAACGTCCTATTGATGATACAGAAGATTATGGGGACAAGTTCGAAGAAGACCTGTCTGATAAACTTCCTGAAGAAGAACCGGAAGACGATGAGTAGATTGCAGCACAAAAAAGGCAGGAAGTCCAACTATGTGAAGCGGCTTGTGAATAATCCAGATTGGGAAGAAGCCAAGCGTAAGGTTCGTATTAGGGATGGACATAAATGCCAGATGTGCGGTAAAGACTTCAATTTAGAGATTCACCACAAAACATACAGGGTTAACGGAAAATCAATCGTTGGTCATGAACTTGAACATCTTGATTGTCTCGTTACCCTTTGTGGTGACTGTCATTCGAAAGTTCATAAATATCACATCAAATTATGACATACCAGTTAAGAGACTACCAAAAAAGTGCTAGTGATGCAGCGGTCAGCGTTTTTAAATCCAAGGAAAAGAAAAACTACGTGATAGTTCTTCCCACTGGTGCCGGGAAGTCCCTTGTCATTGCCAATATAGCTGCACGGATAGACGGGCCGCTGATAGTGTTCCAGCCTAGCAAGGAAATACTCGAACAAAATTTTGCGAAACTTCAATCATACGGCATATTCGATTGTGGAGTTTATTCAGCTTCTGCCGGAAGAAAGGATATCAATCGTATTACGTTCGCTATGATTGGTAGTGTGATGAAACACATGAGTTTCTTCAAACATTTCAAGCACGTTCTGATTGATGAATGTCATTTAGTGAATCCGGAGAAAGGAATGTATAAGGAATTCTTTGAAGATGAGCAAAGGAAAGTTATTGGGCTGACAGCGACTCCTTACAGATTATGTTCAGGAAGAGATGGTGCTATGCTTAAATTTATAACTCGTACCCGGCCAAAGGTTTTCACTGATGTTATTTATCACTGTCAGGTGAGTGAACTACTTGCTAAAGGATTTCTCGCAAGTTTGAAATACTATGATATTACAAAGTTGGATTTAAGTAGAGTCAGGACTAATTCTACTGGTGCAGATTACGATGAAAAAAGTCTTCTGCAAGAGTTTGAACGTGTGGACATATACAAAGATATAGTTGGATGGACAAAACGTCTGTTGAACCCCAAATCGGGCATACCACGCAAAGGTATTTTAATATTCACGAGGTTTATTCGTGAAGCTGAAAAACTGGCTTCCGAAATTCCTAATTGTGCGATCGTTAGCGGTTCTACTCCAAAGGAAGAAAGGGCACGAATTCTGAAAGGTTTTAAAGATGGAAGAATAAAAGTTGTTGCTAATGTCGGAGTACTTACAACCGGATTCGATTACCCGGAGCTTGATACGATTGTTCTTGCACGTCCAACCAAATCCCTTTCCCTCTATTATCAAATGGTCGGTCGTGTTATTCGTCCCTGCCAAGGTAAAGAGGGTTGGGTTGTTGATTTGAGTGGGAATTTCCGGCGTTTTGGGCGTGTTGAAGAGTTACGCATAGAACAGCCTGAAAAGGGAAAATGGTGTATAATGAGTCGTGGCCGTCAATTAACCAATGTAGTATTTTAATTATCATGTGGAGAAATTACAAGAAGAAAGAAAAGAAAAAGCCTCTTTTCGAGGTAGAAGGTGTTAAGGTCAAGAAGAAACCTGATCTTGTCGATAAACTAGACAGAATATTTAGTTTATTCATCCGTTATCGTGATACGATGCCTAATGGATATTTTCAGTGTATTTCATGTGGTAAAATAAAGCCTTTCAATAAAGCAGATTGCGGTCATTACATCAACCGCCAACACATGAGTACTCGCTTTGATGAAATGAACTGCAATGCTCAATGTTCACATTGTAACCGCTTCATGGAAGGAAATATTCAGGATTATCGCAGACGTCTAGTTGCCAAGTATGGTGAACGAAATGTACTGATCCTGGAAGCCAAGAAAAATGTTACTAAGCAATTTAGTGACTTTCAATTAGAAAAGCTGATTACTCATTACAAGGAAGAAGCGAAAAAACTGAAGGAAGCAAAAGGTCTGTGAGTTTTATTACTAATCGGAGTATAATCCCTTAAAATATGGAAAGAAATTCATTCATCTTTTATAAAGGGTGGAGAGAAGCAATCAAGGATTTGCCGGATGATGTCAGGCTGGAGATTTACGAAAGCATAATTGAGTATGCGACAACGGGAAATCTTCGGGGGTTGAAACCTATGGCAAATATTGCTTTCAACTTTATAAAGATAGATATAGACAGGGATACTGAAAAGTATATGTCTATTGTGGAAAGGAATAAGAGCAATGGTTCTAAGGGGGGACGTCCGAAAAGTGAAAACCCAAAAGAACCAAAAGAACCCAAAGAACCCACAAAACCCACTGGGTTATTTGGAAACCCAAAAGAACCCACAAAACCCGATAATGAATATGATAATGATTATGTAGATGATAATGATTCTCATTTAAAAAAGAAAGAAACTTCTCCTAAAGGAGAATCAAAGAAAGACGAGCTTTCTTTGTTCCCCGAGGAAAAGATTGATTGGGGTGGGCTAATGGATTATTTTAATTCCACGTTTAAAGGTAAACTTCCTGCTATAAAGTCCATAGATGCAAAACGAAAGAAAGCTATTAAAGCACGTGTCGCACAATACGGGAAGCAAGCTATATTCGATGTGTTCCAATTGGTTTTAGACAGTCCTTTCTTGCTTGGACAAAACGATAAAAATTGGAGGTGCACTTTTGACTGGATATTCTTGCCTACAAAATTTACAAATATTTTAGAAGGTAACTATAATGGAAAACGAACTGATACTGCGGCCACAAGAAGAGAATCGGTTAGCAGTCTTACGGACCTCGCCGAAGAACTACTGCAAAGCTCTATGCCCAAAGAAGGTTGAAGATGTATTTCAAAGTGATGAACCTTCTATTGGCACTATCATAAGAAAGTTTGGTGAACCACAGGCTAGAGCAGTGCTGGTCATATTGATAGCTGATGCCTTGGAGTTTTTCAATGTCAGTAATACAATGTCTGCTACCCAAGTTGCTACTACAGTAGATTTAATCATTGAAGAATATCCCTATATGAAAACTGATGATTTTAAACTGTGTTTCAAGAATGCAATGAAAATGAAATATGGTGAAAATTACAATCGTATTGATGGTTCTATCATTATGGGATGGCTTCGTGAATACAACAAAGAACGTTGTGCTGTTGCTGATAATCAGTCATGGAATACTCATAAGGCTAAATTGTCAGGGGAAACGAGTTTTACAAGTGGCTTGTCGTATGAAGAATACCGGAACGAACTCAAACTTAGAGTTGAGCAAGGAGATGAAGAAGCTGCTAAAGCGTTAAGTCTCTCAAATGAAATAATCTCTTATCTAAACAAAAGAGAATATGGCAAACAAGAAGCAGAAGGTGACAATTTACTGGAACACTAGGCATATCAAACTTGAAGATATTCCTGAAGTGAAAAGAAGAATACGGGAGCGTTTTGGTATTCCTAATCACACAACTGTTAATGGTGAAACGGATTGTTATATCCGTGAGGAAGATATGGAATTGCTTCGGGAAACGGAAAAACGTGGCTTCATTCAAATACGTAATAAGCCCGCATGAAAATGGCGTTAAAATGGCGAAGTTTCTGTTTGCATAACTTGTTATTTTACGATAACTTTACTGATGTAATGAATTAAAAGTCAAACCAATATAATTAAATTATGGAAGTACAAAACATTAGAATTGACCTTATCAGTCCTTCTCCTTTGAATCCGAGAAAGACTTTTGATGAAGTAGCTCTTCAAGAGCTTGCAAGTAATATTGAGAAACAAGGCTTATTACAGCCTATCACTGTTCGAGTTGCCAAATCCGAGGATGTGACCAACTTGGAGACTGGTGATGTGACAACAATTCCCTGTTCGTATGAAATTGTATGTGGTGAGCGCCGCTTCCGTGCTGTATCACTATTGAAAGAGAAGGAAGATAAAGAGAATGTTGCTAAAATCAAGGCACATCGCAAGAAATCAGAACAATTCCAAGCGATTTCCTGCATTGTCAGAGAAATGACAGATGATGAGGCTTTTGAAGCGATGATTACCGAGAATCTTCAAAGAAAAGATGTTGATCCCATCGAAGAAGCTTTTGCCTTTGCGCAGTTGGCTGAAAAAGGACGAACTTTGGAAGATATCGCTCTTAAAATAGGAAAGTCTACCCGGTTTGTATTTGACCGTATTAAATTGAATTCTCTTATTCCTGAACTAAAAGAGCGGGTAAGAAATGGAGATATACCATTGTCCGGTGCTATGATTCTTTCTAAATTGGATGAAGATACTCAAAAAGAGTTTCATGAGGAGGAGGAAGAACAATGTACTACTGCTATGATTCGAGAATTTGTGAGTAATTCTTTCATGGAGCTTGGTAACGCACCTTGGATTAAAGATGATTCCGATAATTGGGAAAATACTGATATTAAATCATGTTCTCAATGTGAGAATAATACGTGTAATCATGGTTGTTTGTTCTATGAAATGAATAGTAAGGATGCTAGATGTATCAATGCTGCTTGCTATGAGAAAAAACAAATTGCTTATGTGACGCGGAAAATTCAACTAGAATATGAACATCTTGTTAAAGTTGGCGAACCTCTTTCATTTGGAAAAACAGTAATTATCGCTAGACGTCCTGATACATATTGGGGAGAAGATAGAAAGGTTTTCTATGAAAAAACTTTGGAAGCTGTTAAACAACTTGGATTTGAAATAGTTGATCCTGATGAAATCTTTAGATGTAAGTGCTGGTATTCAGAAGATGATGAACGCACTTTGAAAATGCTTGAAGATGGAGAAGTTTATCGTTGTCTTTCATTTTTTGGACATTATTCTCCCGAATTTAACGTTAGTTTCTATTATGTTAGAAAAGAAACGGCTTCCTCTACTTCCGCCGTTGCCGATCTAAAAGAGATAGAAAGGGAAAAAATAAACGCCCAATTAAAAAGAGCGAAGGATATAGTCAAGGAGAAGTCTGCTGAAGAAATGCGTAAGTGGGCGCAAGAGAAAACATATTATCAGAGAACAAAAGAATTCTCTGAAAATGAACAACTTGTTTTTGATGTGCTGGTTCTTAGCGGTTGTAGCAGTACTTATCTTGAAAAACTGAATTTGAAAAAATGGAATGGTGAGAGTGATTTTGTAAATTATGTCAAAAACAACCAAGCTGACCGACACCAATGGTATAGAGCCTTTATTGCTGAATGCTTATCATCGAATAATGTGAATTTCTACTCCTATTTGCAAAAGTGTCAGAAAATCCTTTTTGCAGAACAATATCCGGATGATTTCAAAGCGCTCTCTAAGAAACTTGCGGATTCATATGATAAGAAAGAAAAGAAGCTCAAAGAAAGACTGAAAGAGCTAAATAACGATAACACAGAGGAAGCCTAGTGGTTTCCTCTCTTTATTGACGCACTTATGAAAACGTGGACTGGCGAACAACTTGCTATACTTGACAGTGAGTACCCGACTGCTGATTTAAAAGAACTTGCTAGGCGTCTTGATAAAACACTTAGTGCTGTTAAAACAAAGGCCTTGATTCGAAAACTTAGGCGCTCTCCGAGAATCTCGTTTTGGAATAGTGAGAGACTTGATAAATTGAAAAAGTTGTATCCCAATCATACTAATGAGGAAATAGCACAGATATTAGGTACCACTTATTCTGCTGTAAATGGAATTGCATTTAAATTACGGCTCTTTAAATCTAAAGAATTTAAATTTCAATGCGCTTCTAAAAGCTTCTTTCCCAAAGGCCACCAACCGATGAACAAGGGACGTAAGCAAACGGAATATATGTCAGAGGAACAATTGGCAAAAACGAAAGCTACTCGATTTAAGAAAGGACATATCCCCAAAAATCATAAACCAGTCGGTTATGAACGCATAACTCGTGACGGTTACATTGAAGTGAAAACTGCCGAACCGAATGTCTTTGAACTTAAACATCGGCTTGTATGGATTGAGCATAATGGAGAAATCCCCCCTGGTTATAATATTCAGTTTAAGGATGGCAACAGGCAAAACGTTTCCATTGAGAACCTTTACATGATTAGTCGTCCTGAACAATTAAAAAAAGAGAATTCTTTGTATGCCCGATATCCGGAAGATGTTCAATACCTAATCAAGCTAAAAGGAGCTTTGAATAGACAAATTAATAAAGCAACAAAAAAGAATGAATCATGACTGATGGAGCAATAGATAGATTGAAAGAAATGGTTAATAAACCATTCCTTTATCAGAATGAAGAAGTTGTAATTCTCAATTACTGTGACGGTACTGGTGATGATGGTACCGAAGTTGAAATATACTTGAATAATGGCAAAGTATTGGTATTTAGTATGTTTGATTTGGCTTCCAAATTGAATCGTTTCCGGCCAATAACAAACACAGTTGTCGTGTTGGCTAATGAACGGTTGAATAAGGTGTCTACAGTGAACCCTACCATTTTACAAGATTTGAGGAATTTGGTTCTTCAACAAATTAAGGATGTGAAAGAAGATCCTAGTAAAGTGAGCCAAGCAAAACAAGTTTTCCAAGGGGTTAATACCGTAATCAATCTTGCCAAAACAGAATTGGAATACAGGAAGTATTTGGATACAACAGATCCTCAAAATAAATAATAGTATGCTGATAGATAAAGAATATGTTTATTGGTTTCGCATCAGGGACCAGCCTAAAAGAATCATGTGAGATTATTCATAGTCTAACAATTTAACCCGATCGATATGATAACATTGAATAGGTTTGCCCAAAGATGCTTGAATATCATGAAGAAGCGCTTTAAGATGAATGAGCATAGCTCAAGAAAAGCGTTTAGCATAAGAATTGAAGCTGTTTGGAGAAAATTCGATATTGCTTCTAAATATAGGAGTGATAATCTTCCTAAATATTCGGAAGATGAAGAATTGGCAGCCGAGATGATAATTTACCTTGTTGCCTATTTAAAAAGATTTGGTTGTGAGGACATTGAACAGCTTATCAAAGATAAGATAGAGTTCGATGATAGAAAAAATGATTAGGTGTTGTTACTGACTGTTTGTGTTGTTGATTTTGTGTTGTTGATTTTAATATAGTTAGTTATGACAGAGATTATTCAAGTCTGCCTACTTGATTTTAATAAGGGGCAGCTCACGGGATTGCCGAAAAATCCACGTTTTTTTCGTGATTACCGCTTTGAAGCGATGAAGAAAAGCATTCAGGATTCGCCAGAGATGCTTGAGCTTCGAGAACTTATAGTTTTTCCCTACAATGATGGCAGATATATTGTTGTTTGTGGTAATTTACGTTTGCGAGCTTGCAAGGAGTTAGGTTATAAAGAACTATCCTGTAAAATCCTGGCACCTGATACCCCCGTTAAGAAGTTGAGGGAATATGCCACTAAAGATAATGTCAATTTTGGTGAGAATGATTTGGACGTTATGGAAAACGAGTGGAATAAGGCGGAACTCCAAGACTGGGGTATCGAATTTGCCCCAGAGAAGAAAGAGGATGAATTTAAAGAGCGCTTCGATACCATTACGGATGATACAGCCATTTATCCTCTCATTCCAAAGTATGACGAAAAACATGAGTTGTTTATCATCACATCAAGTAATGAGGTAGATAGCAACTGGCTTCGTGAAAGGCTGGATATGCAGCACATGAAGTCGTACAAGACCGGGAAAATAAGTAAATCCAATGTAATTGATATAAAAGACGTTCGCCATGCCCTGCAAGATAGTAATACCAAGTCATAAACGCCATGACCGGGTGTTCGCTAAAAAGTTGGTGAACGATCCTATCATTTGCGTTGCCGAAAGTCAAGCTGACTTGTACCAGCAGTTTAACCCGGAATGTGAAATAGTTACTCATCCGGACGATGTAATCGGCCTCATCCCTAAACGTAATTGGATGGCGAAACATTTTGGTGAGCTCTTCATGCTCGATGATGATGTCCATGCCTGTAAACCTATTTATGCGGAAAAAGGAGAACCTAGCCGGATAAAGGATAAAGATAAGATAACTAACATCATTCAGTCATTATATGAAATGGCCAATATGATGGATGTTCATCTGTTTGGCTTCACCGCTCGGATATCGCCGGTAATGTATGATGAATCTGCTTTTCTTTCTCTTTCGAAAATGATAACCGGTTGTAGCTATGGAGTAATCTATAACAAAAACACCTGGTGGAACGAGGAAATACGTTTGAAGGAAGATTTTTGGATTTCTTGTTATATGAAGTACAAAGAGCGTAAGGTTTTAACCGATTTGCGGTATAATTTTGAGCAAAAGAACACTTTTGTAAATGCTGGCGGGCTTGCTTCTATAAGGAATCAGGAAGAGGAACGTAAATCTATCCTCTTTATCAAAAAGAATTTTGGTGATAGTATTTTGCTAAAGAGTGCAACCACTAATGGGAAAGACAAAACAAAGCAGCTCGTTCAATATAATATATCATGCAAATTCAAATTCTAATAGTCTGTAAAAAAGGCGCTTAAATGGTGTCCATTCTGTTTGCCATATTCGTCTTTTTTAGCTAATTTTACTGATGTAATCAATTAAAAGTCAAACCATTAAATTAGAATTATGATTATTAGAACAATTTGCGGATATGATTTCTTTGAGGTGAGTTCTGCAATGCAGAAAGCCATTAGACGAGCCGACACCGGGGTAGCCGGCTTTTTTGCATTGGAACTTTGGGCGAGTGGGTACCGCGACTATGTGTGGAAGCGTTTGTTTACCATTAGTGCTGAAGACTGTTTTGGAATCATTACGAAAGAGATAGAAGCATTATGGCAGGGACATGAGCTGGTAAACAAGGTTGCTACTGAACCCAAAGGGAGGATATTTGTGAGTAAAGCTGTCATTCTCCTTTGTGAATGTAGAAAGAATCGTGATGCGGATCATTTGCAAAACTTCATCTATGATAGAAAGGATATTGATATAGAAAAGTGGATAAATGATGTCAGGCGTTATCCTATTCCTATTCCAGATTACACTTTCGATGTACATACACGAAAGGGTAAAAAACATGGGAGAACCAAAGAAGAATTCTTTCAGGAAGAATACAAGGCGTTACAACCTCGTGTTCCTGGTTTATTCGATGATTTGGTTCAACCCAGTCAACCAAAGTTATTTAATGATGAAACCACGGCTAAGTAGCTGTGGTTTCTCATTTTTCATATAAGTCAAACCAATTTAATTAAAAAAATGAACACGTATTACAAATTTGCGCCAAATGTATTTTTGGCAAAGTGTGATGAGAAGCACGAAAAAGGTGAAACTATTGAAGTTACCACCAAGTATGGTAAGGAGAACGAAAGTATAGTATTTAATCTAATCTTCGAGAAAGATGGGTTTTACTATTATTCCATCGTTAGAGCTGACGGCTTTAATGTTCAAGAATGGGCTAAGCAAAGAGCGGAACGCAGGCATGAATGGGCGTCATCGGCAGTACAAAAAAGTAATGAGTATTTTCAGAAATCAAATAAACATCGTGATTTCCTTTCTTTGGGTGAGCCTATCAAAGTTGGAGACCATAGCGAACGAGGACATCGCAAAATGATAGATGATGCCTGGAATAACATGGGGAAAAGCGTTGAGTTTAGCGATAAGGCTGCCGAACATGAAAGAGTTGCGAAGTATTGGGAAAAAAGGGCTAATACGATAAACTTGTCCATGCCGGAAAGTATAGATTTCTACGAACATAAGTTGGAACAAGCAAAAGAATATCATGAAGGATTGAAGTCCGGCAAATATCCACGTAGCCACTCTTACACTCTCACTTATGCAAAAAAAGAAGTGAATGAGTTGCAAAAGAAATACGAACTTGCAGTAAAGCTGTGGGGCGATGTTTACTAATTTGTAGTATCTCAAATAATTTACTATGAGAGAATTATCAAAAGAAACCTCATTACAAAGGGTAATGAGGGCTTCAGGTCGTGTACCTGTACAATGCTCATGCAGTGTTTGTAAACAACAATGTCATACGCCATGTTTAGGTACTCCTGATGATATTGAACGAATTATTGATGCAGGTTATGCCGACAGGTTAGCGCTGACGAACTGGGCTGCTGGTATATTCTTAGGGGTTATTAATATTGCTATTCCGATGATTCAGCCCGTTGCTAGTAAGGAGTATTGTGCTTTTTTCGAGAATGGACTGTGTATCTTACATGATAAGGGTTTGAAGCCCACTGAAGGACGTTTGTCTCATCACACTGTCAGGAAGGATAACTTCAATCCTGCTATGAGTATTGCTTGGAACGTTGCAAAAGAATGGCTGATGCCGGAGAATGAGGATGTACTTTCTCGTGTAGTAAATAAATTCTTGAATGCGAGGAAGCCATGAATGTGTGTCAATCAATACCTCGTAGAGATTGCAAGGTATTTGCTAAATGTGGAGCAAAATCCTTATCACATTGCCGGCGGCACCGCGAAACTGATGAGAAGTGTAAAAGTTGTACTCTAATTCGTCGTAAGCCGCGTAATCGGATTATAGATGATTCAGGACGTGAAATGAAAAGATGTACCCATTGCGGAAATTACTTCTACTTGAACCGGTTCTACAATCGTATAGTGGTGAGAAAAGGTAAGGAATATCATTTGTTGACTTCCTGGTGTCGTATGTGTATGTCACAGATTAATAATCAGAGGGCAAAGAAGAAAAAGTGACTTGTCTATTAAATTTTTTGTATGAAATATTATGCTTCAGTCAGCTTTGGAAAGGATTCCTTGGCAATGCTTTTCATGCTAATAGATAAAGGATATCAGTTGGATGAAGTCGTTTTCTATGATACAGGTATGGAATTTCAGGCAATCTATAACACTCGTGATGCTGTTCTTCCAATTCTTAAAAAACTTGGCATTAAATATACAGAACTGCATCCGGAGCAACCTTTTCTTTGGACAATGTTTGAAAGGCCGGTTAAGAAAAGAGGGACCAATATTATCCATAAAAAAGGATATAGTTGGTGTGGGGGAACATGCCGGTGGGGAACGAGTGAAAAACTTCGTGCGTTGAAAGCTCACACAAAAGATGGAATTGATTATGTCGGTATTGCTGCCGATGAGACCCATCGCTTTGAAAAGGAAAAACGACCAAATCGGGTTTTACCACTTCGTGATTGGGGCATTACTGAAGCAGATGCACTCCAGTATTGTTACACAAAAGGCTTTGTTTGGCATGAGGATGGAGTAAGGCTATATGAGCTACTTGATCGTGTGAGTTGCTGGTGTTGTGGAAATAAGAACTTGAAGGAGTTGAAGAATATGTATTTGTACCTTCCATGGTATTGGAAAAAGCTGAAAGAACTTCAGTTAAATACCGATAGGCCCTATCGGCGTAATAGTGGAGAAACCATTTTTGATTTAGAGGAAAGATTTAAACGTGAAATGCAACAAAAATAGTTATTATGATTCCCTTATGTATAAATGGAAAAGATTATTATGATCGAGAAGAAGCACTTGCTGCCTGGTTCGAGGAATGATTAATGAAACAAGACTTTGAGCAAGATCTTATTGATCGAGAGCTCGAGCTTGAATATCGAAAGACTCATCCTGATTGGAACACTCCTTATGTGATGTATGGTGTTCGTAAAAAACATAAGTGTATCCAAAAGAATGAAATTGCCGTGTTTTATGACTTGTTACCGAGACAAAAGCGTGCTCGTACTGCTGAAACACATTGGTATAAAGTATTGTACAAGAGAAAGGCCACTCCTGAAGAAGTTGAGTCACTCAAGGCTGGGGAATATACCCGTAGACATTTAGTGTATTCCCTGTTTATTGAGAAGAAAATGACTCTTGACAAGGCTTTATCTCTTATAGTTGCCGATGATAAATTATTAGGAATTGCGGATAATACCATCTCTGAAATTGTAACAGCCTTTGAGACTTTCTTTAACCGTAAATTTAGAATTTATAAACCCGAGTTTACAACTCAACTTAATTTATTTACAGAGTAATATGAAAACAACAATTATTTCATGTGTGATTTTGTTTGTGTTCCTGCTATATGTAGGACACTTTTCTATAACAGTCAAGCCGTTTACAGTCCAACTTCCATACTGGCATCGTTCGCTCGGACTGTTTTTGTTGATCCTCTCTTTTATAGTGTATAATGTCGGTGAACATGCAAAAGGCTATCTTGATGGAATGAAAGAAGGGGAAAGAATTGTACTTGAATTGCTGAAGAAAAAGACCGAATGAAAATGGCGTTAAAATGGCGAAGTTTCTGTTTGTTAAACTTGTCAATAATGATTACCTTTATAGGAGTAAATAATTAAAAGTCAAACATGTAAATAACAAATAGAACTATGAATAAAGTGATTTTAAACGAACAAAAGATAATTGATAATATAACAGAAGGTTATCCTGTTACAGTTACACGGGAAGATGGTTTCAGATATATTATTAGCATGGAGCGTAAACGAGGTGAAGAAGTGTATTCATATCAGTTTGGACGCATTAAAAGAGAATTTGACTCTTTCGATAGTTTGGAAAATGCACTTAGTTCATATGAGTTTACAGAGATTATTTTTTAATTACAAGAAAAAAATGAGTGAAATAAAGTTTAGATATAAATTTGATTCAAACGCCTATGTTGTGGATGAAGCATATTTTCTTAAAATAGAACGAATGGCAAGAATGAATGGTGAGAAAATGGAAAAGCTTGCTGAAAAAAAGTTCAGAGATTATCTTTAATGATGGAATGAATCCTATCAAAACTGAAATTTCGAATAAATAATTCTCCTTTCAATGAAGTTACCCTCGCCATGGAATATGAAGTGACGAGGGTGATTTTCTATTTATAAGGGTTATGATATACTTTCTTCTTGTTTCAGCCATGCTTTATACTATAATATCCATCTTTGGCAACCAATGATTTTGTGTCGCGATTATTTATTAAGATTTTGATATATTCTGAAGGTAAACATACACCATATCCCATAATGTCATAACGGCCACCATCTGATCCTCCTTGGTTATCAAACGGAATTTGTACTACTGTTCCTATGACTTTTCCAGATTCATTGATGACAGGGCCACCACTATTACCACCCTTCACTCTTGCATTGATAATAAAGAAATCCAGTTTGGATAAATAGCTATTTACAGGTGTAACAACTTGGCCAACTGCTGCTTTCTGGTCAGATCTGATATAAGCTCCGACAGAGGCTGTTTCTGACGTTTGTATAGGAAACATACCAGGTATTAGAGGATATCCTATAGTAAGTACAGGATCTAGAACAGAAGGTTTATCAAGCATAAAAGCTGGTACTTTAATAGTTTCATCCGCCATTATAATTGCTAGATCATAATCGTTAGAATCCTCTCCTGCAGCAAACCATACTTCACGAAGCTTAATTGGAATCGTATCATTTAATAAAAGATTAAATCGTTCTAGTCCATTAATACAATGAGCCGCAGTTACAAACATGTTGTCACCTATGTAATAGGCAGTTCCCATGTCTTCATCTCCTTTTGCGTTGATTCCACTTATCGGCAAGACAGAATGCTTAAACCAGCTTCGTGTGTATACGAATCCTTGATATTTAAAATCATAAGTACCATATTTAAGATCGCGTATAAATTCTATAGGGTCTGTATAATTTACTTCTCCAATAGAAAGATATTCATCGTTTAGAAATATTGTTGGATTGGTCTTAATGGGTATTAATAGCATATCTTGTGACGCCATCTTCTTGCATAGAGAAGAAATATTGTTTGCTATATCCATATTCATACTAACCATACTAGAACTGTCAGGCGTTTGAATCTCAAATCCAGGAATTGTTTTTAAGAAATCATATAATGTGACTTTCTTCTCCAATTCAATGTTTTGTTTAAAAAAATTATATATTTGTTCTACAAGATGTTTCATATTTATAGTTATTAAAATATATTGTAAATAATTCTATGGATAGTATGAGGGGGCGAATTAAATATTCTGCATTAAAAACAGTATAGAATTTTGCAAATATAATAATTCAAATCTTGATGAAAAAGAAATAAAATTTTAGAGTAAACTTGAATAATTTTATTCATTTGATTTAATCTGGTCTCTCCAATATTGAAGTAGCAAAGGTTTGTGTAGAAAGTAAGGAGATATCTTTTCGTTTTTTTTACTCTCTTGTAAAATATAATCATATGGAATTTCAATTCCCCAATATTCCGTTGGAAGTTTTGATAGATATTTAGGAGTTTCATTTACTATTTTTTTATATGTAAAATCAACAACTCTTTTTTGTGCGAGGTTAAACCCATGAGGAATATATTCATCATTAACATAGGTTCCATTTGGAGATACTAAACCTTCGACGTATTTATTTTTATTTTTAATTGCTAGATACTGTCCATTACCATAACAACCCGCAGGAATGATACTTTCTAATAATTCTTGGCTATATTTATAGTGAGTATGGTAATTGTATTTCTTTGCTTCTTTAAGAAACCACTCTTTAAATGCAATTCGTTCACTATCATTTTCAAACAAATAAAAAGGATCATTATTCCAAGGATCGTTATAGCTTAAAAAATCATTTAAATCAGTCATAATATTAGAGTTTAATTATTTGGTAGCAAAAGTATAAAATTAATTGTATAAAACAAAAATGAAAGCAATAACAATAAAACAACCGTGGGCCTCTTTGATAGTCCACGGTATCAAGGATGTCGAAAATCGTACTTGGGCGTGTCCATGGAAATACATCGGGCATAAAGTGTTAATCCATGCAAGTGGAAAAACTGTATAAATGAGAAATCCCAATAGTGTATTTACAAAGGCTCAATGGGATAGTCTGCCTGTTGAGTTTCAACGAAAAATAATATGCGCAGAGGGCATTGTCAATTCTGCTATCATTGGAAGTGTAGAAAAAATTGGATGCTCTATCAATCATCCTTCTAAATGGGCGGAGAAAACAGATAATAGTAAAGGCCATTATGAAAATCCTATTTATAATTGGGTGTTAGCCAATCCTATATTATTTCCAGAACCGATACCGACTAAAGGGAAATTGTCATTTTGGGAATATGAAAATATTAATTCAGGGAAGACACTTGTCTATGTGTTATCTCTTCCAAAAAAGAAATTCAAGTGATGTAATTATATGGGGAATTCAGGTGCCGATACTGTGGTAAATAATTCTAAATTAAAAGCATGAGTTTATGTCATAATATGAATATATATATATTTGCAGGTATAATTTATTTTATGATATTATGTATAACTACCAAGAGTTGCTAAATGCTGAAGAGTGGAAAAAATTTAAGGGTGAGATACTAAAGCGTGATAACTATACGTGCCAAATATGCCATAAGAAAGGGTTTCAGAATCATCTATTTGTACCAATCACCTCACTAACTGAAGCGCTGGATTTTTTTTCAGATTATAGATTTGATGGAAAAACAATACAAGAAATTATTATTGATAAAGAAAATTGTATCAGTAAAGAATATTTCTTTAAGCCTACCAAATGGAATAATTATTATCGCCCGTTGATTAACCAGAAAGATGGTCAAACAGATTATCAATATGCGGTGGAAATTTTTAATTATAAAGATATTCGACTTTATTGTGATCATATTCCCAAAGATAAAATACTTTTTTCTCATAAGCCATTACATTATAAATTAATGGCACATAAAGATTCTGATATTCAGACAATAAAAACTTTTATAGAACGAAAAAATAATGTACGAGAACAGCCACTTGAGGAAAAAAATGGTAGTAATAGTTTTTATGGTGTTGGTTTTATAATAGATCATTTCAATAAGACAGGTAGTGATGAAGGTGGGTATATTCAAGTGATAGATCACGAAAATAATCATCAATCGGTTAAGATTACAACCAATGAGTTTTGTATATTTATAGATTTAATGTGTGATGGGCAGAATAAGTTTTTTCCTAAACTAAATGTTCATCATACGTTTTATTATTATGGAAATACTTTGCCGTGGGGGTATTATTGGAAAGATCTTGTAACGCTTTGTGAAGATTGTCATCGCCATTTACATGAGAAACAAGAAGTTCCTATTTATGATGTTGATATGCGTAAAATTAATGATGAGTTAGAAACGTGTGATCGTTGTAACGGAATTGGCTTTCTGCCACAATATAACCATGTGCAAAACGGGATATGTTTTAAGTGCCATGGAACAAGAAAAATATTTATGAAGTAATAGATGTATTTTAATATTGAGTAAGGTTGTTGGTTTATATCAGTGACCTTTTTTATGTTGTTGACTTGGGTGTATCTGAAAAGATGCACCCTTTTATATTTTGTGATGATGAGAAAAATGATTGTAACCGGCAGTGAAGGCTTCATAGGTAAAGCCCTCTGCCAAGAATTAGCGAAAAGAAATGTTGAAGTGATAGGTATCGATCGAAAGAACGGTACTGAAGCTTCAAAAGTATGTGAACTTCTAAAGTACGGTGATATCGACTGTGTATTTCACCTGGCAGCACAAACAAGTGTATTCAATGGAAATCTGGAACAGATCCGGAAAGATAATATTGATACCTTTATGTGCATAGCCGATGCATGTAACCAATACCATGTAAAATTAGTATATGCCAGTTCATCGACCGCGAACCCGGAGAACACAACAAGTCTCTATGGTATAAGTAAGTACTTTGATGAACAGTATGCATCTATCTATTGTAAGGCTGCGACCGGGTGTCGGCTGCATAATGTATATGGACCTAATCCGCGAAAAAGAACTCTTCTCTGGTTCCTGATAGAAAAGGAAAACGTGTCTTTATACAATTGTGGTCAGAATATCCGGTGCTTCACTTACATAGATGATGTCGTCGAAGGGCTTATTTATGCGGTGGGCTGTAACCGGCAGCTTATCAATATTTGTAACGTCCAACCTGTGACTACTATGTATTTTGCTTCTTTAGTAAAATACTACAAACCGCTTGAAATTGAGCTAATTAATGAAAAACGGGATTTTGACAATTTAGAGCAGTCGGTGAACCGGGATATCTATTTAGTACCTTTGTCTTATACATCTGTCGAGGATGGAGTAAAGAAGATTTTTGATGAAAAGAAAGGGAAAGATATGTCGTATTGATGACTGGGATAAGCCGGAAGCGGTGAAATGTAAGAGCTGGTCTCATCAGGAACGGTTATGTGATCTGAAAGAAAAGGTATCACTTCATAAAAAGGGTGATATCTATTACATCTCCCAGTTCACTCGTTCCAAGACTGGTACCAGCTTTTCAGAAATTAAACAGTCGGAGGAACTTGCATCATTCTTTGCAGAGAGAGCGTGTGAGTTTCTCCACCGCTTCATAGTAGGGGGATATGAAGGATGGTGTATAGTCACCACACCGCGACGGAGACACTACGAGGGCTTTCATTTTTCAACCTCTATCTGTACGAAAATTGCGGGGGCGGTGAAAATACCATTCTATGAGAATGCAATTCAGTGCCTAACTAAAGATAGATTGAATCCAGAATTCTTTCTTCTTCGTCCGATAAAGGAAAAGAAAATAATAGTGTATGATGACATATTAACAACTGGCAGCACACTGCTTGCCACCTATGAGCTTTTAAAGGATAGAGGGCAGCTTCTTTTTCTCGTAGGAATAAATAACAATTGATATGGGAAAGCAAGAGAAACCATTAACATTCAAGCAAGAGAAATTCTGTAAATACTACGTTGATACAGAAGGTAATGCTAGTGAAGCATATAGGATGTCTTATGATGCGTCAAAGATGAAACCTGAAACGATTTGGAGTGCTGCTAGCAGATTGTTAGCCAATAGCAAGGTTAGTGCAAGGATAAGTGAGATTAAGCAACAGAGGGCGAAAGAGACTGAAGTAGAGAGGAAAACGGTCGAGAAGGTATTAATGGATATTGTACTCGCTGATCCCGATGATTTACATTATGTAGACCCTGTTACCGGGAAAACAAAGATGAGAAGTCCGTCCCAACTTCCAAAGCGCGCCCGTAATGCGTTGAAGAAGATTCAGAATAATAGAGGAGTGGTTAATTATGAGTTCAACGGCAAGACAGAAGCCGCCCGGATTCTTGGTGCCTGGAATGGATGGGAAGCCGATAAGAATGTCAATATCAAAGGTGGAGACGGAAATAAAGTCGGTGAACTTCGTATCGGCTTTGAAGATAATGAGAATTCGGAAGAATAGAACAATTTGAACTGCAAAATCCGGTATTCACCCTACGGAGAAACCTTACTTTTAGAATAATATGGTTATAAATTATAAGAAGCTAAATCCTAACGGATTCTATCTATTGAAGTACTTGAATGATGAGACTATCCGTTTTATCATTCTCTATGGAGGTTCATCTTCCGGTAAATCGTATAGTGTGGCACAAACCATACTGATACAGACATTACAGGATGGTGAAAACACTCTTGTCATGCGTAAGGTAGGAGCTTCTATTCTCAAAACCATTTATGAAGATTATAAGGTCGCTGCGATCGGTCTTGGCATCTCCCATTTGTTCAAATTTCAACAGAATACTATTAAATGTCTGGTAAATGGTGCGAAGATAGATTTCTCCGGTCTTGACGATCCGGAGAAGATAAAAGGTATCTCTAACTATAAGCGAGTTCAGTTAGAGGAATGGTCAGAGTTCGAGCATCCGGATTTCAAGCAGCTACGTAAGCGTTTGCGTGGTAAGAAAGGGCAGCAGATTATTTGTACCTTTAACCCGATCAGTGAAAGCCATTGGATAAAGAAAGAGTTTATTGATAAAGATAAATGGCATGATGTACCGATGACTGTTACCATTGCCGGCAAAGAGTTGCCGGAAGAACTTACCAAGGTCAAATCCGTAAGAAAGAACGCACCCAGGCAAATACTTAATCTTCGTACTAAGCAAATCGAGGAACAGGCCCCTAATACAGTTATTATCCAATCTACCTATTTGAATAATTTTTGGGTTGTTGGTAGTCCTGACGGTACGTATGGTTTCTATGATGAGCAATGTGTTGCCGACTTTGAGTATGATAGAGTTCACGATCCGGACTATTACAATGTGTACGCATTGGGAGAATGGGGTGTCATTCGTACCGGTAGTGAGTTCTTCGGTTCCTTCAATCGTGGCAAACATTCCGGTGAGCATAAGTATGTTCCGGACTTACCTATTCATATCTCTGTCGATAACAACGTGCTTCCGTATATCAGCGTATCATATTGGCAGGTCGATTTCACAACTGGTACCAAGGTTTGGCAATTCCATGAAACGTGTGCTGAAAGCCCCAACAATACAGTAAAGAAAGCTTCCAAACTTGTTGCAAAGTATCTGAAATCTATCCAATATTCTGATAGGTTATATGTACATGGTGATGCATCAACGAAAGCGGCAAACAGCATTGACGATGAGAAGCGTTCCTGGATGGACTTATTCATAGATACATTGCAGAAAGAAGGATTCGAGATTGAAGATAAGGTAGGCAACAAGAATCCGAGTGTTGCCATGACCGGTGAGTTTATCAATGCTATCTTTGATTGTACTGTTCCCGGTATAGAGATACACATTGACGAATCATGTTCGGTATCTATTGAGGACTACATGAGCGTACAGAAAGATGCTAACGGTGCCATTCTTAAAACTAAGGTCAAGAATAAAACTACCTTGCAGACTTATGAGGAGCACGGACACCTGTCTGATACGTTCCGATATGTCGTTGTGGATTTGTGTAGTGAGCAGTATATAGAGTTTAGTAACCGGCGAAAAAGAAACTTGTATGCTTGTAATGGCACTATTAATTTCTTCAATCCAGATACCGAATGTAAATACACTAAGAAGATTCTATATGTGATGCCGAATGTTAATGGGAAATTTGTCCTTATACAAGCGTTTAGATGTGGAAATAAATGGCATGTTGTTGATGTCGTATTTATGGATACTACTTCAACAGAAGATATACGTTCTTCTATTTTGTCCCATGAATCTGATTCATGTGTAATTGAATGTACAGATGCTTATTTCCCTTTTATCCGGGAACTCCGTTCTAGTACAAACAAGGAGATTCGTGTAATGAAAGAGTTTCCGGATGTAGATAAGCGTATTGCTGCAACATCTGATTATGTGAAAAATAGTATTCTTTTTTCTGCATCAAAAGTAGAATCTGATACGGAATATGTTGCCTTCATGAATAATCTGATGGACTATAATAAAGATAGTGAAACAAAAGAGGCCAGTGCTGTTTTGAGTGGGCTAGTACAGTTCGTTGTAAAATTAGGTTTGAATTGAATTGCGTTATATGTGATTGAAAATAAGGATGTTGTATTGTTGATATTATGTTTTCGTAATTTCAAGATTTTAGTGTTTTGGAAAACGGTTTTCCTTTTTACTTAGTTTTGCTCAAAAAGGAACCCAATGAATATTTTTTTTGATAATCTATTTGGAAAGAAATCTAAGACTAAAGGTGAAGTTGAAATAGTTACTTCATCTGAAAATAAGGATATAGATACTCAAAGTGGCAAGGCTGAAAAATGGTCAGTTGCATACATTGAGGACCTTACTAGTCCTATTGTAGCGGGCAGTAACTATCTAACGCTATTCAGTACGATACCTGAAGTCTTTTTCCCGATCGATTATATTGCATCGCGAATTGCAGGTGCTAATTTTCAATTGAAGAAAACTAAGGATGACAGTATAGTATGGGCGAATAAACGAATGAATGGCATACTTAGTCGTCCTAATTGTTTGATGCGTTGGAAAGAATTGATTTATCAGCACCATATTTATAAATTGTGTACAGGGAATAGCTTTATTCGTGCCGCTATGCCTGATGTCTTTTCTACAGCTGAAAAATGGAGATATTGCGATAATTATTGGGTGCTACCTTCTGATAAGACTATTGTAGAACCTGTTTACGGGAATATACCATTGTTTGGCATTGCCCAAACAGAAGATATTATTCGTAGCTATCGTTTGGAGTATGGTTGGAATGGTAGTTTGGAAATTCCTCCATACCAAATATGGCATGATAGAGACGGAAGTGCAGAGTTCTATTCAGGGGCTATGTTCTTGAAGTCCAAAAGTCGTCTTGCTTCCCAAAATAAGCCAATGTCAAATCTAATAGCTGTATATGAAGCTAGAAATGTGATTTATGTAAAGCGGGGTGGATTGGGCTTTATTGTAAGTAAGAAAACTGATGCTACCGGTTCAATAGCGTTGACTGACGATGAAAAGGAACAGCTTTTGAAGCAAAATTTTGAGAAGTATGGTGTAAGGAAGGGCCAGGTACCTTATGGTATTTCAGATGCAGACATTGACTTTGTTCGTACTAATCTTTCTATTGCAGAGTTACAGCCGTTTGAAGAGACTTTGGCTGATGCAATAAATATTGCAGGGGCATACGGCATCCCTGCCGTTCTTGTTCCGCGAAAAGACCAGTCCACATTTAGCAATCAGGCTACTGCTGAAAAGAGCGTATATTGTTCAACTGTTATTCCTATGGCCAAACAATTCTGCAAGGATTTTACAGCTTTCCTTGGTCTTGAAGGAGGGGGATATTATTTGGATTGTGATTTCTCTGATGTTGATTGTTTGCAGGAAGGATTGAAAGAATCCGAAGACGTAAAGACAAATATAAATAAACGTTGTCGTGAACAATTCTCATGTGGGCTTATAACACTCAATGACTGGCGTGCCCAAATAGGCGAAAGTATGATAGAAAATCCCTTGTTTGACAAATTGAAATTTGATATGTCAGATGAGGAACTGGATAAAGTAAATCGAGTTTTTAACACTAAAAGTGGAGATGAAAAAGATGGAAGAGAAAATCAAAAGCCTTCAGTACAAGACAAAGGCAAATGATGTTGATGAGAAGGGTATCGTTACCGTTGCGGTGAACGGTATCGGTGTGAAGGACTCACAAAATGACATATCTATGCCCGGCTCATTCAATAAGACATTGAAAGAAAATATTGGTCGGATGCGTTGGTTCCTGAATCATCGTACAGACCAGTTGTTAGGTGTTCCGTTGAGTGGTAAGGAAACAGAAGGTAATTTGGTTATGGTCGGTCAGTTAAATCTTGAAAAACAGATTGGCCGTGATACGTTAGCTGATTATAAGCTGTTTGCAGAGAATGGAAGAACCCTAGAACACTCTATCGGAGTAAAAGCCATCAAAAGGGATTCTATCGATCCTTGTAAGGTGCTTGAATGGCGTATGATGGAATATTCAACATTGACAAGTTGGGGGAGTAATCCACAGACGTTCCTTGTGAATATCAAGTCTGCTACTGCTGACCAGGTAAAGGAAGCTGTTGATTTCGTCCGGAAAGCGTTCTTGCAGCATGGATATAGTGATGAACGTTTAAAAGGATACGATATGGAATTAAGTTTATTACTGAAGAGCCTCAACGGTGGTGCCGTTGTCTCATGTCCTCATTGTGGTTATCAATTTGATTATGATGCAGAAACAGAGCATACCTTTGCCCAACAGGTATTAGATTATGCTGCTGATTATCAGAGATGGATAACACAGGACATTGTAAGGGAAGAAATGGAGAAGCTCACTCCGGAGATTAGAACCCAAGTAATTTCTCTTATTGATTCTGTCAAATCAGAAAAGAAAGAATTTACTCAAAAGGGTCTACAAGACCTTATGAATTATGTAAGATGTCCCCACTGTTGGGGAAAAGTATATCGTTCGAATGCTATTCTGCAAAACACTTCTGAAAATACCACCGGAAAAAATGAGCCGTCTGTTGACACTCAAGAAAAGAATGACGGGGAAAATGGGAACGATGAAGTAACGATTAAAGCCGCTGATAATGGCACTTTACTCGATTTCAAGAGTTTGAATAGCTGTTTCGAGAATAAATAACTTAAAATTTAAATTTTATGCCTAAAAAATTTACAGTATCAGATTTTAATCTGAAAACAGACGGTCTGCCGGCAGAACAGAAAACTTTCATGGAAAACATTGTCGGCATGATGTGTGAAGTAGTTAACAAGTCACTTGAAGGATTTGCCTCACCGGAGGAGGTAACGAAACAGTTTGGTGACATCAATAATCTATTGAAAGCCTATGATGGAGAAAAGTTCCAGCAATTGGTAAAGGACAACGAGCAACTTGTAGAACAAGTTAAAACTCTAGGTGAAAGTATCGAGAAAATGAAGCAGAAAGGTCTTTCTATGGATACTATCAACAAGTTCGATGAGAAGTTGAACGAGATGCTTGATTCTGAAAAATTCAGAGATTTCGCAGAAGGAAAAACACGCAAATCAGGAGAATTTGACGGCTTCTCCTTGAAAGATGTCGTTTCCATGACTGACAATTACACCGGTGATTTGTTGATTACTCAACAACAGAAACGTGTTGTGACTCAGGTTGCCAACAAAAAGTTGCATATGCGTGATGTATTAACGACGTTGACTGCTGATCCTGCATACCCTCAACTTGCCTATGCACAAGTATATGCTTTCAACCGCAATGCCCGTTTTGTAACAGAGAATGGGCGTTTGCCTGAATCAAGCATCAAGGTAAAAGAGATACAGACAGGAACTAAGCGCCTTGGTACTCATATCCGTATCTCAAAACGTATGTTGAAATCAAGAGTGTACATTCGTTCCTACATCTTGAACATGCTTCCTGAAGCTGTTTGGATGGCAGAAGACTGGAACATCTTGTTTGGTGACGGTAATGGTGAGAATTTGCTTGGTATTATTAATAATACTGGGGTGACTTCTGTAGAGAAGATTATCAGTACAGCCATTGTTACAGGTGCCGCCGGTGCTGTAAAAGCTATTACCGGATATAACGGTGATAAGGATGTGATTGTAGAGTTTGCAGAACCACAGGATTTGATTCTTGATGGAATGAGTATCACGTTCGCTGGTGCCGCTGTTCTTACAGAACTGAACAAAACACACGCTCTTGTGAAAATGGAAGATGGTCGTATCCTTATTCCTGGTGTCGCGTTCTCCGGTGCTGAAACGGCTACGGATAAAATGACATTCAGTGTTCATGAAGCCGGCTTTAAGAACATTGAGGAACCCAACTCTGAAGATGTAGTGAAAACAGCTTTCGCCGCAATGACATATGCCCAGTATTTTCCGAATGCTATTATTCTAAATCCAATGACTGTTAACGGTATGGAATCAGAAAAAGATACGACAGGACGTAATCTTGGTATCGTTAAAATGGTTGATGGGGTGAAATATATTGCCGGTCGTCCGATTATCGAGTATGGTGGTATTCTTCCAGGTAAGTATCTTTTAGGTGACTTTAACCAAGCCGCAAATTTGGTTGATTATACCACTTTGACACTTGAATGGGCTGAAGATGTGGAGACCAAGCTTTGCAATGAGGTTGTGCTGATGGCACAAGAAGAAGTTATCTTCCCGATTTATATGCCGTGGGCTTTCGCTTATGGGGATTTGGCCGCATTGAAGACTGCAATAACTAAAGCGTAGGATTATGGATTACATACTTAGAGGTAACGATAAGGATGTAACCAATGTGCTTAAAGAGCAACGCATTCGGATTAATAGAGGGATGATTCAACTCATCCCTATTTCCGAATGTGGTCTTGTTACAGAAGAAGATGCCCGAAAGACATTGGAATGTATGCTTGCAGAAAAAAATGAAGAGATTGGCAGGCTTACTGCATCCATTGCAGAGAAAGATAAGACAATTGTTGAACTGACAGAAGAGCGTGAAACAATGAAAGCTCGCATTGCAGAACTTGAAGTACAGGTGCCTTCTGATGAAAAGAATCTTCCGGTTGCCGATTCAAAAGATTTGCAAGAGGAAGATGCCAAGGAGGTAACTGTTACAGATGATAAAGCCGTTTCCGTAGAAGATGAAAAGAAAACCGGGAAAGGCAAGACTTCTAAATAACTATCGCTATGTTGATTGATGTTTCATATTTTATGTCAGGTCCCAGGCATATTGAGAATGTTTCGGTCGCTGAAATGCCTTCGCCCCAATCTCTTGCTGTGAATGAGGTGATAAATGGGTATATTAAGGCATTTCAGCCCGAATTTCTCCGGAATGTTGTTGGTGTGACTCTTTCCCAAGCTATCACAGATTATTTGGAGCTTATTGAACGGGAAAAGGAAGATTCTTCAGATGAAGTTGATATTTCAGAAGAGAAGGAAGCCCCCCAGTCCGGATATGCAGTATTATGCGAGAAGCTGTGTGAACCGTTCGCTGACTATGTCTTTTATCATATTCTTCGTGACGCAAACACCCAGGCTACAATAACCGGGCTTGTCCGTTTGAAATGTGCTAATGAATATATAGCTCCTTTGAAGAGACAAGTAAGCACATGGAATAGCATGGTAGAGAAGAATAAACAGTTTGTTGAATGGGCTATGTCGAATGATTGTCCTTTCGATGTGAAAATAACCAAGAATCTTTTGACCCCAATTAATGCTTTCAATTTATGATAGATTTAGATATAACAGAACTGTTTGAGGAGATTGTAAAGGAACTTCCAGAAGGGCTTGAAATTCTCTATCCAAATGGGAAAGGGGGAACTAAAGTTATGAAGTCCCCAAGGTTGAATTACATCTTCGGTAGCAGTCAATATATCAAAGATATTTTAGATGAATACAGTAAGTCTTCTGCCCAGTCTGAAAGGAAGTTTCCATTGGTTGCACTATTCACTCCAATTAGTGAGGATAGAGGTGATGCGGATTATTTTTCAAAAGCAAAGGTTTCGTTAATTATAGCATGTTCTTCTTGTAAAGAGTGGAGCAATGAGATGCGCAGAACCACATCTTTTAAAAATATCCTTCGGCCAATCTATAAACGTTTATTGGAAGTATTATATGAAGATTCTCGGTTCGACTGCGACTATGACGAAAAAGTGAAACATAGTTATTCAGAAAACTATTCATATGGCAGATACGGAGCCTATACAGATTCCGGTGAGGCTGTGAGCGAGCCGATTGATGCCATAAATATACGCTCGATGGAAATAAAAATTAATAATCTTAATTGTAGAAGAAAATGAGAAAGATTAGAACGTGTAAGGGTTCCCGGATGAACACTGGTAGTTCTGCTTGTAGCATTGACTGGAAAAAGGTCAAAGGTGCTATCTTGACAGAACATGGTGTCAAACTCCCTGCTGATATAACAGGTGAGAAGTTGCTCGAATTGTGCCATGCAGACCGTCCCGGGCGTATTTACCCTATTTTGCCATTCCTGGAGTATGCCAAGAATGGTGGAGAGCCTCAAGTTAATCCTGTAGGGTACGGTGCAAGTGAATACAACGGGCTTAGCGCTCAAACAGACACCTTCACTTTGAAGAAATTTGATGAGGTTTTGAATGCCCAGCTTCTGAAATGTGCCAATAAAGGATGGGACGTTTACTTTTGGAATCAGGATAATATGTTGATCGGTTATAATGATGACACTGATATCCTTGCCGGTATTCCGATGTCTACTGTTTATCCGACCGTGACACAGTACCCGACCAGTAGTGCTAAGTCTGCGATGACTGTTAGTTTTTCACATGAAGATGTGGAAGACAGCCAATTGCACTTTGACTACGTGCAGTTAGACTTCAATCCCAAGAATTTCGTTAAAGGCTTGGTTGATGTTGTGTTTCAAAAGTTGGAGGCCGAAAATACTTACAAAATAGTTGAAGTTGTTGGTGGTTATGACCGTACAGAAGAATTTGGCAGTCTTATTGCTGATGGTGCTGCTGAAGTTATGAATAACGTAACTTCTGCTACGTATTCGGATGGTATCATTACCATTGTTCCTAAAGCTGGGGCGGTTCCTTCGTTGAAAGCTCCTTCTGTATTGTATGAAAAAGGAATCAGAGGTATTGAGCAGGTGTCATGAAGGTAGATAATGTTACGTTCGTCGAGGTTGCTGTGAAGGGCATGACGAAGGAAGAGTTTATTAATGCGCACATTAAAGTCGTGTGGCAGGAACTGAAGGAAGCTGACCGCAAGAAGAAGCTCTCGGAAGTGTACGATGCGATAACTAAGTAACCGACGGGCTGGGGTGTGATTACAGCCCGGCCCGTTATATTTTTACTGTATGGCAGATTTTGATGAATTACATAGAGTTATTCATTCCATTGCATCCGGGTTTGAAGAGGAATGTATTAGGTGTATGGAAGAACATAAGAATGTGCTCGTTGATTGCATTCAGGAGCAATTATATTCCGGTCTGGACGGTACTGAACATCTATTGAATCCTGATTATGATACTGACACCTATTTTAACGAGCCCGGTCCCTGGCAGAACCGTGCGGAACAATATAAACGATGGAAGGAGAGGATAACTCCACCTCTTAGAAGTGAGATGCTTTATTTGCCACCGCGTCCGGTTGAGGTACCTAACCTCTTTATTACTGGTACTTTCTATGATAGCATAACTGCCGATAGAATTGATTCCGGGCTTCGATTCTCAACGAAAGGATTTACGGACGGTAGTTCTATTGAGAAGAAATACGGTGAGCAGATTTTAGGCATTGGTGATACAGCTAAAGAGTACTTTAATATTATGTATCTCCGTCCCTGGATGGAACGTTTCTTTTCAGAATGTGGATATCGGTAGAAAATGGCTTGTAGTTGCGAAATAAAAAAGATGCAGAGTGAACTGGAACGTATCAGTGATCTTGCAAAGAAAGCAGCTGTCTTGGATGGTTGCATGTATGTCGTTTATCAGAAAGAAGATGGTACCTATGCTTTTGATAAACTAGGAGTTGAGATAAAAGGAAAGATTGTTGAATATAGACATTACCTGTAATTATGGCAGATTTAAAATTAAAAGATTTCGTTGATGAGAACGATTTGCAGAAATTGGTGGAGCTTGATAATACTATTGAGCGTGTGAGGGCTGATTATGTTAATGCGGCCAAAGAATTAGCAAAAGGTTTGAAACTAAATGTAGAAGGCGTTGCTGATCTTGAAAAGTTGAGTAATCTTTATAATACCCAAGCAAAAACGGCTGGCTCTGCATCTGCTGAATTAACCGAGGCTCTTAGAAAACAGTCTGAAATAACTCAAACTGTCAGTAAGAAGATAGAGGAAAAGCTAAATGTAGAGAAATTATCTGCTGCTGAATTGAAGAAACTAACCAAGGCAAACTCGGATAATGCTGCGTCCTTGGAAAAGGCTGTTAAAGCGGAAGCTAACTTGACAAAAGCGCAGAATGCCGGTAATACTACTCGTAAGAAAGCTGTTTTATCTGAAGAAGAACGTTTAAAACTTATCAGAACTGCTATTACCTTGACTAATCAGGAAGTACATAGCCGTTCACAAGCAAAGGAAATGAATAAGCAGCTACAAAAGGCTGTTGATGTTTTGAAAGATACGGATGAAAACTATATTCGTACACTTGCCCGTCTTAATTCTACTATTGGAATCAACACTGATTACATAAAGCGAAATTCCGATCGATATAGTCAACAGAAAATGACCATTGGTGCATATCGGGAAGAAGTAAAGGCGGCATGGATTGAAATACAGAACGGTAATAAGTCCATGCAGAACATGGGAATTATTGCCCGGAATGCTGGAATGATGCTTAAAACGGAGATGGCTCCTGGGCTAAACAAAGTTGGTGCAGGATTGAAAGGGTGGGCTGCTGGATATATTGGTGCACAAGCTGTTGTTAGTGGAGTTGTTGCTTTATTTACAAAACTGCGTGAAGGAGTAGGTGATATTGTTAAATTTGAATTAGCTAATAGTAGGCTTGCTGCAATATTAGGAACCACTTCTGATAAAGTGAAGGAGTTAACTGCGGATGCTCAACGTTTGGGTGCTACAACGAAATACACTGCATCCGAAGCTACGGATTTGCAAATAGAACTTGCTAAACTAGGTTTTACTCGAAAAGAAATATTAGATGCAACAGAGCACGTTCTAAAATTTGCACAAGCTACCGGGGCAGAATTAGCAGATGCGGCTTCATTGGCAGGTGCTTCTCTTCGTATGTTTAATGCTGATACAAGAGAAACTGAAAGATATGTGTCTGCGATGGCTGTCGCAACAACCAAAAGCGCATTGTCGTTTTCATATCTCGCTACTGCATTACCAATTGTTGGACCGGTTGCAAAAGCCTTTAATTTCAGTATTGAAGATACTTTGGCTTTGTTGGGTAAATTATCGGATGCCGGCTTTGATGCTTCAATGGCTGCTACTGCTACCCGTAATGTTTTTCTAAATTTAGCTGATAGTAATGGAAAGCTGGCAAAGGCGTTAGGTAAGCCCGTTAAAACATTGCCTGAGTTAGTTGAAGGATTGAAATCGCTAAAAGAAAAAGGGGTAGACTTGAATACTACTCTTGAATTAACTGATAAGCGTAGTGTTGCCGCTTTTAATGCCTTTCTCACCGCTGTTGATAAAATATTACCACTTAGAGAACAGATTACTGGTGTAGAACGTGAATTGGGCGATATGGCTCACACGATGGGAGATAATGTTCATGGAGCTCTTGCTAACTTATCTTCAGCATGGGAAGCGTTTATGCTTTCTTTCTCCGAGTCAACGGGACCTGCTAAGGAGTTTCTTAATTGGATGGCTGATAAAATAAGAGGTATCGCCAATGATTTGAAATCTCCTGAAGAAAAAATAGAAAAGATAGATTATAATTTTAGAACACTTGCAAAAAAAGATGCGAACAAAAAGTTATTGGAAGTAGAAAAAGATTTTCAGGCAGAATATAAGAGGCTTATTGATGCTGGTGATACAGAGGAACAAGCATACACAAAAGCTGTTATTCAAATGAAAAATAAACGTATTGAAGTAACGGCCCAAGAGAGAGAAGCTTTAAAACGGATGAAAACTCGTGCTCAATATGCAACATCAGAGTTTGAAGATATGTCTTGGATAAAGAATGGTGCTGCTAAAATGTTTGGCTATTACACGTCGGAAGCAGAAAAAGCGGATAAGGCTCAGTTGGAATTTTCTAAAAACTTATTTAAAATAGCATCTAGCGATGAGTTTAATCGTGGACTTGATGTGATTGCAGAAAAGTTCCGTCCAAAGGGTAACGACAAAAATGGTTCAGGTATAACAGTCCTTACTGATAAAGAAAAACGTGAACAGGAAAAAGCTCTCAAAGAGAAGCTGAAAATTCATGAAACTTATCAGGAATCAGAACTAGCTCTTATGGATGAGGGACTGGAGAAAGAACTTGCTAAAATTGGTGTTGCTTACTCAAAGAAGATTGCTGCCGTCAAGGGTAATAGCAAAGAGGAAATTGCTACTCGTCAGAATTTGGCGAAAGAAATGCAGGATAAATTAGATGAATTCTCTATTAAGTATAATTCTGACCGTGAAAAGAAAGATGTTGAGAACGCTCTTGCTGTTGTAAAAAAGGGGTCCCAGGAAGAACTTGATTTGAAATTGCACCAGTTGGAGTTGCAACGTGAAGCAGAAATTGATGCAGCAGAGAAAACAGGTGAAGATGTTTTTCTCATTGACGACAAATATGCAAAAAAGAAACAAGAACTTTACGAAAGACATGCATCCGATCAGGTGCAATTAATAGCAGAGAATGCAGCGCATGAGCAGGAAATCCGGGATGCTGCATATGTTATGGATACGCTTGCTCTTAAAAAACAGTTAGCTTCTAAGGAAATAACCCAGCAAGAGTATGCAGAACTTGAGTATCAGTTAAAATTAGATTATGTACGTAAAACCTCGGAAGCTGCCATTGACGCTTTGGAATCCGAACTTGCTACTGCCAACTTGAGTACGGACAAAAGGGAGAAACTTGAGGAGAAACTTGCAAAATTGAAAGCGGACCTTGCCCAAAAAGAAGCAGAAATAGAAATAGATGCTATCAATAAAGTTACTAAAGCGGATGAGAAAGCACAGAAAGAACGTCAGAAGAACTTGAAAAAATGGCTTCAAACTGCATCTCAAGCTGTGGGAGCTATTGGAAACTTAGTCTCTTCTATTTATGATGGTCAGATTCAGAAAATAGAAGAAGAGCGGGAAGCTAATGAGGAAAAGTATGATGAGGATATTGAACGAATTGAGAATCTGGCAGAGTCTGGAGCTATATCCGAAGAGGAAGCAGAAGCGCGTAAACGGGCAGCAAAGGATCAGACAGAAGCCAAGAATAAGGAGTTGGAAAAACAAAAGCAAGAGATTGCCCATAAACAAGCTGTTTGGCATAAGGGAGTACAAGTTGCAGAAACTGGAATTGCAACAGCTCGTGGTATTATGGAAGCTTTCCAGTTAGGTCCGATTGCCGGTGCTGTAATGGCTGCTGTTATTGGGGCGATGGGGGCTATGCAAGTAGCAACAATTCTTGCCACTCCTATTCCTTCTTATGCAGAAGGTACTAAAGGTAATGATAGGCATCCCGGCGGTGCTGCTTTGGTTGGTGATGCCGGTAAACATGAAGTTATCATGTATTCCGGAAAAGCATGGATTACTCCTGATACTCCAACTTTAGTTGATATTCCTAAAGGTGCGCAAGTCTTTCCTGATGTTGATAAGGTAGATATCTCTAATTTTGATATACCGGATTGGGACTTTCCCACATTTTCACCGACATATTTTGCATCTTCTTCCGGTGATACCATTGTTTTCAATGATTATTCCCGATTAGAAAAAAGGGTTGATAGAACAAATTTCCTTTTGATGAAGAGTCTTAAAATGCAGCGTCAGGATGCTTCTAACCGTGAATTTGAACTGTATAAGTTATCTAAACTGAAATAGTCATGATTGAAAGATTAAATCAGATAACATTGAATGATTTCATTGAGCTTTCTTGCGGAAACTATGCTTGTTTGCTTTCGGACTGCAAATCTATGTCAGAAAGCACGCTTAAAGAAATAGCGTCTAAATTACTTGTCGAATACAGAAGTATTGTTAATCCTTCAAATATGAAGGCTATGGTAATGGACAAAGAGGATATGCTGAAAGAACGTGCCAAACTATTGAGTCTTCGTATTTGTCAGGCTCTTGTTTCTCTTGGCTTTTATGATGATGTTCGTCAGGTATTGGGTCAACTAAATGTAGATACCCGAAATATGAGTGATGAACAAGTAATATCGAAGATTGATTATTTACTTCATTCTGCAATTTTTGAGCAAAAACGGAATGAGGAGAGACGCAGTGAGGAACATAAAGGAAGTAAGGCTACTCCTGAACAAATTCGTTCTTCTTTTGATGCAGAGATTGCTTTTCTAATGACATTCTTTAAAATGAGTATTGATTCCCGCGTAATTAATGCTGCTGTCTATGCGAATATCGTTCATCAAGCTGATGTTGAAATATCGATCAGAAAAAGAAGCACATGATAATATTGGTACTACATATATGCTGTAATTCGATTAATTTTTAATTAAAGCGAATTATTTCATACAGTCGTTTGTACATCTCCTTTAGAATCACAAACGACTTTTTTATGAATAGAAAAAACAGCATCCATTGTATAAATAGGCATTTATACAATGTTTTATTGTCAGAATTACGTACATTAGAGACGAAGTGTAATCGGATAACGGCAGAAGTGTCCGAGGTAAAAAAAATGATTGCCTTATTGCCCCCCGATGTAGGCACTCTTATTAGTTCAATCGAGCGTTCTGCTAAGGAAATGCACGAACAAAGTATCATGCACCGGAAATATGTGGAAAGGTGCATTAATGGCGAACCGAAGATACACCTAATAAGGAGGGCTGACAATGGACTTTGAAAAGGAATTATCAGAAATATATCCTTGGATATTAAAGGTGGCAAGAAAATTCTGCTGTTCCATGCAAGATGCTGAAGACTTAGCCGGTGATACAGTTTATAAGCTACTTGTGAATCGTGATAAATTTGATTGTTCTAAACCACTTCAACCGTGGTGCCTTATTATAATGAGGAATACTTATATAATAAGATACAATAGAAATTCCCTTATACATTTTACAGGGCTTGATATGGTAGACGGAAGTGCCATTTCTAACTGTACAGCTCATTCAATACTGTTTGATGATTTGGTTTCCACAATACAACGGTGTGCTAAAAAATCCCGTTGTATTGATAGTGTGATGTATTATGCTAGTGGGTATTCATATGATGAGATAAGTGAAATCCTGAATATTCCTGTCGGAACTGTAAGAAGTCGTATTTCTTCCGGACGAAAAATGATATGGCATGAATTATATAGCCGATTTTAATGACTGATATACATCTATTATTGTGAAATTTTATATTTTTGCTAAAAAGAATATGCTATGAAAAGAAGAATAAGTTTTTTAGAATACTTAAAACGAAATCCAATAATGGTCTCGTTTTGTTTGAGTACTGGTATTGTTGTGTCCTGTCTGGTGTTCTATTCTAGATATTTTAACGGACCGATTTCTACTGATATAGATGACTGGGCTGGATTTGCTACATTTTGTGGCTTTAGCCTATCATTAATTTCTATAATTTTTATTTTTATGACTTATAGAAGTCAACAGGAATTATCATCTATATTACAGTTTGAATCTTCTTTTTTTCAATGGCTTGAGATGCATAATTCTATATATAATGAGTGCAAGGCGGATATTGAAAAATATTATGATGAGGTTGTTTCTATCTTTATTTCAAATTCAAATGATTTAATGCCAGTAGAATTTGAGAGGGATTTAGATAATGGCAAAAGTCGACATTTAATGAGATATTATCGACATTTATATCAGTTGTATAAATATATTTATTTGAGTGAGGTTTTGACCTCAAATAAAAAAAAGAAGAAGTATTATGATATTATACAAGCTCAAATGGGAGATAAAGAATTGTTTGTTGTTTTATATCTTCTCCTTGGTGATAAACGTAAAACAGAGGAAAAGGCACTAAAGGGTATTTTGTATTATGAATTGTTAGATGAAGCCCATTTGTTTAAAAATATTTATTATCCTAAAGAATCTTCCAATTTTAAAGAATTTGAAAGACTGATGCGAAATGTCTTTGTTGAAACAAGAGATTCATTTTATTATCTAACAGATAACACGTGTGATATTTCACAGGGAGAAGAAAATCTATATTTAATAAAATAATTTGTATATAGCTTATAATTAGCAGATTATATTAGTTTTAGACAAAGCATGATTTTCAAGAATTTAGCCAATCGGGAAACCGGTTGGCTTTTTCTATATATTTGCTCGTGAACGTTCAAAAGGAGTTAAAATGCTTTGTAAATATGTACTTACCGTTGATAGTATTTCCTATGATATTCCCAAATCTTGTATTCAGAATTGGGATGAAATAAAGTTTTCCCGTAAACGCTCCGGACTTGAAGGAATAACTAGAACCTTTACTTCAAAATTCCAGCTTGTGGGAGAAGCCTATGATCTCATATTGGAGGAGTATTTGAGCAAATACCTGGCTTCTAATGCTAGTATCACTGTTTATACTATAACTAATTCTCATACTTATGAAGAATTCTTCAGTTGCCGACTGGATTTCGGTTCATTGACCTATGATGGAAATACTGTTTCTATTAATTCGATAGATGATAGTGTCGCTAATATCATAAAGGCTAACAAAGGAACGCAGTACGAATATTCGGTAGATGAGATAAAAGATGTATATCAGCTTTATTATGATTCTGTAAGTATGAATTATAGTCAACCGCATACATTAGGTGGTAATACTGTAGAAAATGATGCTTCTTTGCAATATATTGTAATTGACAAAGGAATATATGTAGAAGCTATAACATATTCGCTTCCCTTATATATTTCAGGTGGTGAACTTCCGTCACGGGATTCACCTCTTGAGTTTTATGATGCACCACAGGAATCGAAAGATGATCCAAATGTATTTGTTAAAGCCTTGTCCGACATTGATATAGTATTGAATTTTAGTTTTGAATACTATATCAGTTATAGTGATGCGTATACAACTAAAGCTGAAATTGTTCTAGGTGGGCGTTACGAAGATGGTCGTTTAGTCGAGTTGAAAAGATGGGGGTATAATAAGGGGGATGTTACTCCAAGTAATCTGAATGAATCCATCAAGATTCATCTGACTAAAGGGCAGGCTTTATTTTTTGATTTGAAGGTAACATTTAACAGAGTTAATGCTTCTACTGGCAATATTTATTTTCGTAATTTCAAATTTGAGACACGCTTTACTTCTCGAGCTAACCCTATCTATGTGGATGCAATAAGACCTATTGATGTGTTAAACCGATTGCTTAAAAGCATGAATGGTGGAAATGAAGGTATCTATGGTGAAATAGCTTCAGGTGTTGATGAAAGGTTAGATAATTGCGTGATATTAGCTGCTGAAAGTATTCGTGGAATCCCCCAAGCTAAGCTATATACTTCTTATACAAAGTTTAAAAACTGGATGGAAACAGTTTTTGGCTTTGTGCCTGTGATCAATGGTGTCACTGTTTTTTTTAAACACCGGGACAAATTGTTTAGTGATAACAATGTAAAGGATTTAAACAGCAGCTTTTCTAGTTTTGAGTATAAGGTTGATTCATCAAGAATATATTCTTTGGTTAGGGTAGGATATGATAAACAGGACTATGAAAGTATGAATGGTCGTGACGAATTCCGATTTACTACTGAATATACTACTGGCATTGATATAACTGATAATGTATTAGAGTTGATTAGCCCTTACCGTGCTGATGTTTATGGAATTGAATTCTTATCGCAAAAGAGAGGCCAAGATACAACGGATAGTGAAAGTGACAATGATGTGTTTTTTGTTTGTGCCAGTACTACATTACATGATAATGGCGGAGTACAAACATATAAAGAGTATAGGCTTATAAGGAGCGGTTGGGAAATAAGTGGTGTACTTGATCCTGAAACGATGTTTAATACCATGTATTGGCAAGGAGGCATATTGCAAGCAAATGCCGGCTATATTGGTATGTTCACTAAAAAACTATCTTATTCTTCTTCTGACGGTAATAGTGATGTTGTTGTCAATGGTATAGGAATGAAAGATGATTTTAACGTTGAAAGTGGTATTATAACTTGTGGAGATGTTTCATTCACAACTTATAATGAAGATATTCCACCAACAGATGATGAAACGATTAAAATCTTAAAAGATGATCTAGTTTACGAGGGCTACATCAAAGAGGTGAGTAGTACAGTTGAGAGAAACGAGGGAGTGAAGTATGATTTATTTGTCCGTTCAATAACAAAAGCCTAGAAATATGATTATAAGCCCGTTTACCCCACTGTTTTTTTCTCCGTCTACCGATAAATTTGGAGCGAAGAGTAAATATGTGCAATTATTCGCACGTACAGACAGGATTTTTGTTGAATTGATTTTGACAGCCAAAGAGCAGGAGCCTATAGTTTACATTAATAATCTTTTAAGTAATATATCTACACCTGTATCATTAAGCTCATGGAAGATGAATGATGATAAGATTCTTTATTTCTATAACATTTCATTGCTTCCATGTGGATACTATACTGTAACAGTTAATGGGAATACGAGTGAGATTTTTAAAGTTACGGACGATGAATGTGAGTTATCAGAAACCAGCCTTATTCAGTATTCAATGAAAGATAATAAGCAGCGTCTTGATGCTGTCTGGTGGATAGATGGGATGCAATACTTTTTTGATTTTCGCGTTCCTGGTGGTTTCAAAGATAACGGATGGACGTTCGGTGTGGATAATGAGCAGTTCGTGACCTCTGATGAGGATATTGTTGAGCTATTCAGCCACGAATATACAACAGTATTATTCACGCTTGGAAATGGGATGGGATGCCCTGTGTGGTTTGCTGAATTATTGAATCGTGTCTTATGCTGTAATTACGTCTACTTTGATGGTGTTCGATATACCAGAAAGGAAAGTAATGTTCCGGAACTTAACCAGCAAATAGAGGGATTGAAGAGTTTTGTGTTCAATCAAATGTTACAGAAGGTAAGAACGATGAATCCAGTTTTGGAATGGAATAACCAGCTTGCTATGAGGTGTGTACAAAGCGGTGCTTATAGGATAGCAGATGATGAAGGAATGCGTAGTATCAAGTATGGTTCAGAAAGTGGGGTTGCAGAGGTCGGAGCATATATCAATATGACTAAGGCTATTCCTAATACTGGAGTTTCTATTAATAGTGATACTATGGTTACTGTCAACAGTATTCATCACCCAGGTGTTGATAAAAATTCATATTGGGATTTGATTGCAATCAAGACGACTGACATAGATAACAAGTATATTGGTAGAAGAGGTTACGGTAAACTTACAGTTAATGGACTGGATAGACTAAAGAACGATTTGGACAACGGTTCGATAAATTTGCGTGCTGTACTATATAAAGGAGATTCGTATACTAACCTCATTGAAGGGAGTGTAATCAGTAGGGATGGTGTATGTGTCTTGAAAGGTATTAACGGTGGAGATATTGGTGCTCTGAAGGAGTTCCAACTTTATCTTGATAATGTCTATGATTGCGACATAGATAATCTTGGTATGACCATTGAGCTTGTATGGGTATATGAAAATGATTAA